TGCGGCTACCGCTTATAGTAATGCTGTGTCTTATGTAGATACAAAGATTGGTACTGCCAATACAGCAATGGTAGCAAATGCTGGCGCTGCTTACACAAATGCTGTATCTTATACCGACACGAAGATCGGCACAGCTAATACAGCGATGGTAGCAAATGCTGGCGCTGCTTACACAAATGCTGTATCTTATACCGACACGAAGATCGGCACAGCTAATACCGCAATGGCTGCTAACGCGGCAGCAGCTTATACGAATGCAGTCAGCTATACTGATACAAAAATTGGCACCGCGAACACTGCAATGGCTGCTAACGCAGCTGCAGCTTATACCAATGCGGTAAGTTACACTGATACGAAGATCGGCACTGCAAATACTGCGATGGTAGCCAATGCCGGAGCCGCTTATACCAATGCGACTATCTTTGCTGCGAATGCTTCGAATGCAAACAATGGTACTCTTGCTGAAGCTCGTCTTCCATACCGTATGAATCAGGATCTCAGAACTTCTGATTCTCCGACTTTTGCAAACGGCTCGTTTACTGGTTCTGTTACAGTAGGTGGAAACTTAACCGTAACTGGTAATCTGATTTCGACTAACATCGAATCTTTCTCTGTGTCGGATCCTCTGATCAAGCTAGGTGTGAATAACCCCGGTGATACTTATTGGGGTGGATTTACATTCCACTATAACGGATCTGGTAATACTACAAACCATGCTGGTCTTGTACGTAGTCCGACATCAAAAGAATTCCTTCTTATGTCGACGTTTGGTGATGAGACTGCTGTTGCTAATAACAACACGATCAACATTGCTGATGCATCGTTCTCATATGCCAATTTAACGGTTAATCTATTAAAGGCTGGCAACTCTACGGTATTCTCAAGTATTAATGCTACGTCGTTTACCGGTACAGCAAATAATGCCACGAATGCTTTCGGTAAGACAGAAGGCGCGATCAATGCTAACTCTGCTCTGACTGCAAACAACTCGACGAATCTTGGCGGTCAAGATGCAGCATACTATACTAATGCGACTAATATTAGTACTGGAACTCTACCTTTCGCTAGACTCCCATCGTTGTATCTTGGCACGACTGCTATTCAATCGACGAGTGCTGCTCAAGCTGTAAGCGGTATCACAACTCTTGCGGCTGGTAATACTACCATCTCAGGTTTTGCTAACGTTATAAGTGGATTATCACTTTCTAATGGTACATCAAACTTCATCACTTGGTCGACAGCCGGTGTTGACGGTCCTTCTATTAATACACGAAGCCCGGGTACTAAGCTATTACTATATCCAGCTCTGTCTGTGAGTCAAACTGATTATGCTATGGGTATTAGCCCGGCAACAATGTGGTCTACTGTTCCTACTAACGAAGATAGCTTTAAATTTAAATGGTATGGAGCTGACATAGAAGTTGCTTCTCTGAGTGGTACTGGTAACTTTAAGATATCTGGATATGCTAACGTATCTGGAGCAATTCAAGGTGGATCATCGCTTACAATTGCAGGTGCCGCTTCTGGTATCACTACGCTTGCCGCAGGTAATACTACGATTACCGGAAACCTTAGTGTTTCGAGCGTCGGTAGCTTCGATCGAGTAACTACTGCCAATAATGGCGGTGGAACAAATATTGGTATCGGTGATGATGCATGGTTCGGCGATATTAATCAGGCCGATACTGTTCGCATCATGGGTCAACAGAGTGCCAACAACGGATACATTGTTTTCGGCAATGCTAACAATGACATCAAATTGGGACGTTCTGGAACTGGTGCTCTTACATGGAACGGAGCATTCAGTGTTACTGGCGGACTAACTACTCTGTCAGCAAACCTTGTGATGGCCAACAACAACATCACGAATCCAACGCTGACAGGTTATACCGAATCTGAAGTTTCAAATACAGCTGTCACAGGAACATATACTCTTAACTGTGTTGCTTCTAACTTCTGGGATCTTACGCTTACTGGAAATACAACGATCTCTCCAACAGGAGTTCCTCCGAGCACAAGAATGTGGGCTGGAACTATCGTAGCAAAACAAGATGCTACCGGTGGTCGCACGATCACTTGGCCGACAGGAAGTAAATATCCTGGCGGTGTAGCTCCTCCTGCAACAACAACCGCAAACGCCATCGACGTATGGTCACTCATGACTTATGACGGTGGTACTTCTTGGATTGTTTCTCTGACGGTGAAGGGCGCCGCATAATGAGTATTGGTGGTGGTTCGAAGTTTACATTAGAGAAAACATGGCGTGGTGCCGGGACTGGAACAACTAAGTTCAACAGTCCTGGTAACATCACGATTCCTTATGGTAGAAATAGTGTTCTTGTTTCTGGTAGAGGTGGCACAGGCACAGCTTTGATCCCTGGTCCTGGAACCGGCACATTCAACATCATTCCTGGCAATGCGACTGGCACATTCAACATCATTCCAGGAAATGCGACTGGAAACTTTAATATCGTTCCTGGCAATGCGACTGGCACTTTTAATATTGTTCCTGGAAATATAGCCAACTATAATATTATCTTTCCTCAGACCGGCAATTTCAATATCATATTCCCGCAGACCGGAGGATTCAACATCGTTCCAGGAAATGCTACTGGCACTTTCAACATTGTTCCAGGAAATGCAACTGGCAACTTTAATATCATTCCTGGCAATGCAACTGGCAACTTTAACATCGTTCCTGGTAATGCTACTGGCACTTTCAACATTGTTCCAGGAAATGCCACGGGTACATTTAACATTATTCCTGGTAATATTGCCAGCTACAATATCATTTTCCCAGGAACTGGTACATTCAACAAAGTTCCAGGGAACATAGCTGGTTATAACATCATTTTCCCTGGAACAGGTACTTTCAATATCATCCCTGGTCCTGTGGCAAACTACAACATCATTTTCCCAGGCACAGGGTCATTCAACAAAGTTCCTGGAAACATCTCTGGCTATAACATCGTTTTTCCGGGTACAGGAGCATTTAACATTGTTCCAGGTAATGGTACAGGAACTTTTAACAAAATTCCAGGTAATATATCTAGTTACAATATCAATCCGGGTCCAGTGTCAGGCTATAACGTAAATCCAGGCAACGTTTCAGGCTATAACGTAAATCCAGGCAACGTGTCAGGCTATAACGTAAATCCAGGCAACGTATCTGGAAGCAATGTTATTCCTGGAAATGCCACCGGCACATACAACTCTGTTCCCGGAAATCGAATTAATCCGGCGGTTATTAATCCGAAATTTGGATATTTTGCAGGAAGCTTCAATGCACCGTCTGGTGGTCCTCAGAACTTTAACTCTCCATCAGCAGGTCCTTCTAACTTTAACTCGCCTACTAATGGTCCTGCAAACTTCAATGCAGCGAGCAATGGTCCTGCAAACTTCAATGCAGCAACCAATGGTCCTGCAAACTTCAATGCGCCAACTAATGGCCCTGCAAACTTCAATGCACCGACAAATGGCCCACAAAACTTTAACCCAGCTACCAACGGTCCACAAAACTTCAACGTTGCCAATGGCCCTGCGAACTTCAATGCACCGACAAATGGCCCACAAAACTTCAACGTTGCGAATGGCCCTGCAAACTTCAATGCGCCAACCGGTGGACCTCAGAACTTTAACGTTGCCAATGGTCCTGCAAACTTTAATGCACCAACGAACGGTCCACAAAACTTCAACGTAGCCAATGGTCCTGCAAACTTTAACCCTGCCACTAACGGGCCTCAGAATTTCAATCCTGCCACTAGCGGTCCGCAGAATTTCAATCCAGCTACTAATGGTCCACAAAACTTTAATCCAGCTGTCGGTGGCCCTCAGAATTTCAATCCAGCGACTAATGGACCTCAGAACTTTAACCCAGCTACAAACGGTCCTCAGAACTTTAACGTAGCGAATGGTCCTCAGAACTTTAACGTAGCGAATGGACCTGCTAACTTTAATCCTGCAACCAATGGTCCTCAGAACTTTAACCCTGCAACTAATGGTCCACAAAACTTTAATCCGGCAACGAATGGACCTCAGAACTTTAACCCTGCTACCAGCGGACCTCAGAACTTTAATACTCCAACTCCAGCCGTTCCAGGAAATCCGTCAAATACACTTGGTATTACTTTCCCTGGTTCAAATGCTGGAGGAACGGCTGCACCTGTGATAAATAACCAGATAGCGAGCTACTATGCTTATCCTGATGGCCAATCGCATTCGGTAACTGTGGCTCCTGGAGGATATATAGATATTACTATTGAATAAGTGATTTGAAGAAGGATTTACTATGCCATATATTATTCCTAAATATGGGAAGCAATTAAATTGTTTCGCGGTGTGGACAGGAGGATTTACTCCTGAAGAAGTCGATATGATCATCGACTTAGAAAAGCTCCAAGAATTTGAAAAGGGTAAAGTTGGGCTCGAGCAAAATGCTGCGGCTCCTGCACATACGCGTGATTCTGATATCTCATGGATCCATCATGATCATCACAGCGATTGGCTCTTTAATAGAATGTCTGGAATTGTATCGACTGTCAACTACGATCACTTTATGTATGACATCGAAGGAGTCGAGGCTTTTCAATATACAAAATACGGACCAAATCAACACTACACTTGGCACTGGGATGTTGAGTTCGGCTGGCAGAAATATATAAGAAAGATATCGGCATCTCTTCTTCTCTCAGATCCTGATGAGTATGAAGGCGGAGAGCTAGAGATTGTAAACAATGGAAACTTTGAAGATAAAGTCTCGTTTAAACCGAATAAAGGTGATATCGTATTCTTCGCTTCATGGATGCCACATCGAGTGAAGCCAATCACATCAGGAACGCGTAAGAGTCTTGTAGCATGGGTAATGGGTGAAAGAGAATGTTGAGTTGGAATCCTTTTAAGAAGAAACCTATCATTGAGTTTTATTGTCATCGAGATGACGTAGCCAGTTTGCCGCATCCAAAGCCTGCAGCTAAACATATACCTGAATGGTATAAAAGAATTCCTCCGCTCATTACAGACGGCCGAGACGATCGTGATTGGTCAGGATCACATAGTTTTACTGCAAAAAAATGCATGCCAATGATAGACGCCATGTCGTTGGGTTATGTCATTCCTCTTATCGCCGACATGACAGTCAGATCAAATCATGACTGTAGTACGATCGAAGTGACATCTTCTCCTCACATCACTGTATGTGAGTTTCATGACATTCGGCAACTCGGAGAAAGATCTGCTCCAGGATTTCCTGCTCCACCTTTAAAGTTCGTTAATCCATGGATCGTAAAGACTGCTCCAGGTTGGTCTACACTTTTTATAGCGCCGATTAACAACTTTGAAAGTCATTTTACTTGCTTATCTGGATTGGTCGATACTGATACATATCCAAAGGAAGTCAATTTCCCTGCAATCTGGCATACTCCAAATGCTGACGTGCTTCTGCCTGCTGGAACTCCATTGGTCATCGCTATCCCAATTAAGCGCGATGCAGTCCCATCAAAGCCTACGATAAGAGATATGAAAGAACCAGAACAACACTTGATCAATCTCATATCGAAGATGCAAAACACGCGCAGAAGTGTATATACAAAAGAACTGAGAGCACCCAGAAAATGAAAGATCTGTTTTCTTTTTTAAAACCGAAAAAAGATATCGAATTCGTAGATACGAAGAAATTATCTTATCATAACTTTTCTGTCGAACGAGCTGTTGATGTTCCAACAAACACTCGTAAAGTCCAACAAGACAAGTATGGTAAACATCTGATGCCATACTGTCCCGGAATTTTAGATTATGCCCAATTCGGGTATATCATTCCAGCTTGGGTAGACATTCATATTATGGCAAACAAAGCTGGCACTTCATGGTATCTTGGAGATAAAGGTGCTAGAGGAGATCGTGGTTTTGACAACGGCGTGAAGATGGATGAAAAGTTTGTAGAAGGTGCATTTACTCCTATTGGAATTAATCCTACTGCAATCTTGTTTCCATCGCCTTGGAAAATCTTTACACAAAAAAACATCAGCGCATTGTTAATGCCAGCATTCTACCACTCTACCTTTCTCGATGATCTATACGTGACGCCAGGTTTGGTAGATTATAAAAACTTTCATATCACAAACTTCATCTGTATGCCGAAGAGAGAATGTAACGTTCATATCAAAGCAGGCGAACCTTTACTACATGTCATTCCTTTCCTTAATAAAGATATTAGTGCTTCAGTTGGTCCTGCTACAGATGAGATGATAGATAAAACTGCAAATCTAATTCCTGGAGATGATAAGCAATACTATCGGAAGTTTATGGGAATTAAAAAGAAATTTAATATGCAAAAAGAAGAGATTAAACAATGAACATTTTTGTTTCAGTATGCTCGTATCAAGATCCTTTACTTCCTCATACTATCAAGAGTATGATGCAGACCAAATCAAATAGAAACAACGTAGTCTATTCGATCTTCGAGCAGACGCGGTTCGAGGATTCTTTGGCTTGCACAGAGCCTGTGCTTGTAAATAGAGATGATGTCATCTATAAAAGAATTGATCCAGAATATTCTGATGGCTGTGTTTGGGCAAGATACCTTAACTTGTTAAACGTAACAAATGAGTACGACTTTATCTATCAAGTCGACTCTCACATGCTACATGACATGAACTGGGATCGCTCTCTTGTTGAAGATTATAAGAGAGCAATGGATATGGCTGGAACGAACAAAGTAATCATTACTGGTTCGTGTAAATCATTTACGATTGAAGAAAAAGATGGGGAAATTAAAACGTATCCTCAGCATGAAGTCAACGATGCATGTCAAGTAAAGTACTACACTATCGATCCTCATAATTTTATTCCAGACGTTCACGGCGATAATATTCCTTCGACTGATATGCCGAGACCTGCATTCCATATTATGGCTGGCAACTTCTTCACACACACCGATTGGCTCGATGAAGTTGGTTTAGATCCAAAGATATTCTTCCGCGGAGAAGAAATAATGATGACGATGATGTCATATGCGGCTGGATATAAGATGTTCCATCATAGTAAGATGGTATCATATCATCTTGAGAACACTCGAAACTGGCATACGAAGACTCCACCAGAAAATGTAAAAGCTGCCCGAAGAAGAGAAATCTTGGCTGAAATTGGTATATGGAGATGGAAGCAGTATCTCGAAACTTGCAGAGAAGATCTCCTTTCCGAGTTCCATAAAGAATTCGGTGTAGACTTTATTAACTTAGAAATTGAAGAGCGCGCAAAGACTTATAGTCTCGATGCTATCGGTGGAGTTGATATCCTCGCTATTTCGAAGAAACCAAAGAAGAAAGTAAAGCTGCCTAAAACTCTTTTCATGAGTGAAGACGAAGAATGATCGTATGTTCTCTCCCACGCTGCGGAGCTACAAAGTTTTGTTTAGACTTTCAAGAAAAAACAAAACTTAAGTTTGTGGGAGAGTTACATCCTGTTCATATTCAAAGTGATAGAAAAGCTTTGACGCACGAAACAGAGTATCAAACTAACTTTACTTCGGATTCTTTCGCAGAACTTTTACATGATCATAGCGAACACATTGCACTTGTAAATCAGCACTCATATCTTTTGGCTAATCAAGCAAGTGTTTTCATGCTCCGTAAAAATATGAGAGATGCATCTCTTAGCTTGGCAAACTATATGTTGAAGGCATATCCAGGAATTAAAGTAGCCGCACTGAAGTTTAATCTAGCTCTGATGCACCATGATCATAAGGCTCTGACAGCATATTTAAATAAATATGAGAAAGAAGTGGTATGGTATGAAGACTACTACGGCATCTCTGGAACAAAAACCCCCTTGCTCGATTCGTATATCGGAAGAGATTCTATCATAAAAGAGATTGACGACTATTATGGATCAACAGTTTGATAAAAGATACGTTCTTACTACTATCCAACTGATAGGTCCATTTATCGTATTATGGGCACTCTTGCAATATGCTACACTCGCATGGGTAGCCGTTGCTATGATCATGCTTTTTCTGATGAGAATCGTAGGCGGTTCGATATTCTATCATCGCATTCTTTGTCATCACACTCATGATGTGCATCCAACAGTAGAGTTTATCGGCACCGCACTCGGATTCTATGGATCCTTTATGCCACCTGCAGACTTTTGCATAACACACTTCAATCATCATAAGTATGCTGACACTGAGCAAGATCCTCATTGCCACAGCACGCAAGGCTGGAGAACGATGTTCCCTATTTTATGGAATATTACCAATCAGGTAGATTTTCGAACCGTAATTCGTCTTCGAAAAAATAAGACAGTCAATCTATTTTCTGAGAAGTATTGGCTGGTGGCATCTTTGCCACTTCTATTGCTACTCATATCGCCTGAAGCATTCTTGTTTTTGTTTCTTATTCCGTGTACTCTATCGATATGGTCGGCGGCAATATCTACAATGAATCACGATGAGAATGGAGCAAAGAACATGGGATTCTGGTATGGAATCGTAAGTGGCGCCGAGCACAAGCATAAGAATCATCACGATGATATATCAGATGAAGGTTGGATAAATACCGTAGCAAATATAATAGCCAAAAAGAGAGTTAAAACATGAATCTTGTTACAATCACTATAAATGATTTATCAGAAGTTGATTTTGATGATCTGTATGAAAGATCCAAAGATGCAATCGACGCAAATTGGCCATCTACATCTATAATGACAGATGAAGAAAAAAAGGCCGGATATGTGGCTGCTATAACTAGTGGATTAAACAACGAATGGCCAGGTTTAAATCCACACGGACCAAACGACAGATATGTTGTCGCCAAACAAGTAGACCTTGATACAGGAACCGAACTAGGATTAGTCGCAGGATTTGTTCTTCCAGACGGGATTTTTGATGGTAGACATTCTATGAGTTCTCGCGATGCAAGCGGTTCTCGAAACTGGGTGTTTTCTGAACAATTTAGACAAGCTCGAAGCGATTGGTATGCAAGTATTGGAGCAACTAAAACTTTATATAGAAATATTGTTGCCGATTCTATGCATTATCGCCACATTAAAATGCGAGCAGGATTACATTTTGAAATCATAGAAGATATAGAATCTCCAACTTATGGCCCGCGTTTTAGAAATGTCACAGTAGAATATAAGTAATGAAATTTTTATTGAATGTAGGAGCCGAGAAAGCTGGCACTACTTGGTTATATGATTATTTTCGAAACCATCCAGAATTCTATGATATGGGGAAAGAACTCAATATCATTCAGAGAGATGATTTGGTGCCTATCTTAGAAGACGTAGACGAATATAGAAAAGACATAGAGTCTTTCTTTCGAGCAGTTTCAAATATAAATCAGGTGACAGGTGACTTCACACACTACGAAGGCTCAAGCGAGAACGTCTTTCGACTTATAAAGAATGGCTTGCTAAAGTACGATATCGAAGTAGTGCCAGTCTATATTATGCGAGATCCTATTCAAAGGGCTTGGTCTTCTTGGAATTCTCTCGGAGGAGGAAAGATTGCAATTAAATCCCCGGCTTCACAATTTGTGATGACTAATTTTATGTCATGCAAATATAGAGAAACGATAGAAGCTTTAGACGGTGTTTTCCCAAATCCGTTATATTTCTTCTATGAGGATTTTTTTACTCAAGACAATATCAATAAGATATGCGATGAGTTACAGATTTCTCATCATCCTGCAGAATGTGACACCAGAATCAACGCTTCTCCGTATAAGAAAATACCAAACATCTTCTTGAAAACTTTTGGTAAATCTCCGAAGAATAAAACAACTGCTAAATATATTTTTGAAAGATTTGAAAATGTACCATGGAAACTCGAAGATTATCCGTAGATCTACTCTCGATGAAGATCTTCGCTTAAAATTGCTTGAGGGTTTAAAAAATCCAGTACACATGCACTACTTTGATCGTAACGAAGCTACGAACGCAACAGACGAAGCTGTGCTTGAGTTTCTCGACAGAGAACAATTTGGATGTAATAAAACTCACATCGAATATTGGTTTCAGTCTAAAGAATTTTCAGAGCATTTGTGGCCGCACGTAGATTTTAATGAGAAACTTCGAGATAGAATTAATGCTGGGGAACAATTAGAGCCAGAAGAACTGATGTCTCCAATTACCATCGCCTGTTATTTAGAGGCAACCGACCTTGAAGGCGGAGAATTCTGCATCTCTGAAAGAAGTTGGTTAGACTATGAAAAAGAACTCAACGATCCAGTAGATTTAAAAGAAGATTTGCTCAAATATACGTACGAATCTTTTCAACCCTTCGAAGGCGCAGTGTTATACTTTGAAGGCAGCAGATACTACCATTGGATCAACGAAGTCAAACGAGGATCTCGTAAGAGTATATTAATCAATTTCTGGGACGACTGTAGCCTTAAGTCCACTTAGTTCCATGACGAGAGCTATACTTGGTTTCAGGATCGTATGCTGCAAAGTCTTCGTAGCGAGGATCTCCTGGCTCGGCTCTCTTACCGATGCTATACTCACCAATATGATTAACGATGTTATGGCCTTCTTCGGTCTTCAGTTTACATGTCTGCATACCAAGTTGCTGCAATGATTTTGCTACGACATACTCGCTTAAGTTCTTCTCGCCTACTGATTCGGCATGAGGAAGATCTACTATGGCGCGAGGAAAAACACTTGCCAAGCTCCAAAAATATGCCTCAGAAAGTTCACCGCGGTATTTTCCAAGTGTAATGTCTGTTTCATAAGCCTGTGTTTCCTCTTCAAAGTCATACCATTTCTGACGTGTCAAACACACCTGAGAAACGTTACGATAGTCATGTAAGATCTGAGTCATGTCAAGCATTCGAATCGGATGATTGAATGTCACGTCATCTTCTGACAGATACACGTAATCATAATCTCGTTCTCTCAGTAGTTCGAAGGTTCTATTCCATACGTATGGCAAACCCATGTTCTGCTGATGCAAGTAGATCTCAGTAAAGCCAAAATTCTTGGCTAGCTCGAACATCGTGCCGTCATGCCGGCCTTTTGGCATATCATCGATAAAGATGCCTTCGACTTGACAACCTTCGAAGTTTAACATATCACGCTGAGATTTAAGCGTAGGAATCAAATACTCGAGACGGTTCGTCGACCATATAATCTTACAAACTTTCATTGCGCATACTCCGTGTCAAAGAAGAATGTCTGAAACAGACGACCATCATATAAATCTTTACCAAAGTAATCTAAGCTGGCATGGAAGAGGTCACCGCTATAAAGAACTAGTCGATTGTATTTGTTGCCTACGATGTCGATCTTATCCCACTTGGTATAGTCGTATGCCTCGTGCTCGTTTTTCGGAGCTCGATACTCTCCAGTTTCCTTGTGTCGAAACATTCCTGTGCCTGCAGTATGCGGCGCATCAGGCGTGAGATAGCATACACCAGCCCACATACTCGTGTGATCGCAGTGGATCCACGTTCTATCCATAGATGTTGCGTATTGAAAGGCTCCAGTGTAACCCGAATCTTCATGCCAATTGGTAATCTTTCCAATTGGATTCATCCAATGTTGAATGCAGTCCTTGACATCTTGTGTCAAGAATGAAGGCGTTCGTTTTCCTGGGTAGTTACCTGTGACGCTAAAGTCTTGTGTAAGAGCAAAGGCTCTGACTGCGTCGGGATTGATATAGAAGTTATCTATAATCATCAAGTCTAAATTCATAATATTTCAAGTCCTCATATTGTACTGGTTGTATTTATACGGCTTATAAATAGCTTGAGAATAAATATAATAAAAGAGGGATTACATGGCCACTCCTACTACAAAAGCCGAGTTCAAAGAATACTGTCTCCGTAAGTTAGGCAAGCCAGTAATTGAAATCAACGTAGACGACGATCAAGTCGATGATCGTGTTGACGAAGCGCTTCGTTACTGGTATGACTATCACTTTGATGGTTCTGAAAGAGTATACTACAAGCATGCTATCACGTCAACTGACGTAACAAACAAGTATATCACTCTTCCAGAAAATATCATCGGCGCGGTCAGCATCTTCTCGATGGGTGATCCTTCGATCCGCTCTGACGACCTCTTTAACATTCGCTATCAGATCGCTTTGAACGACCTCTACACTCTGACTAACGTGTCGCTTGTTCCATACTATATGGTCATGGAACACCTTGCTCTGATGAACGAACTCCTTGTCGGTAAACAGCCTATTCGTTATTCTCGTCACAAAGATCGTCTTTATGTTGATATGGACTGGAACACTGTTGCTGTCGGCGAATTCTTACTCGTTGAAGCCTACGAAGTAGTCGATCCAGAAACATGGACAGATGCTTATAACGATCGTTGGCTTCAGAACTATGCTACAACTCTGATCAAAGAACAGTGGGGTTCCAACCTTACAAAGTTTACAGGCATGACTTTACCTGGAGGAGTTCAATTTAACGGTGAGAAAATCTACGACGATGCCGTAGCCGAAAGAAGAAAGCTCGAAGACGAGATGATTTCTTCTTATTCTCTGCCGGTTCTCGATATGATTGGATAATACATGTCGACCAACTTTTATTTCAACAATTTTACAAATAGCCAAGAGCAGATCTTAATTGAGAATCTGGTTCTTGAGTCTATTAAGATGTATGGTCACGACGTATATTATTGTCCTCGAACTCTGATTGCAAAAGATGATGTATACGAAGAAGATTCATTATCACAGTACAACAATAATTATTTAATTGACATGTATATTCGTAGCTATGAGAGCTATGAAGGTGACGGCCAGTTCTTATCGAAATTCGGTCTTGAAATCAGAGATCAGGTAACGTTTACAGTATCTGTTCGTAACTTTATGGACGAAATCGGCAACCTTGAGATGATCGATCGTCCTCAAGAAGGCGATCTTATCTATCTTCCGATGGCCGACCGTCTGATGTACATCAAGTATGTCAATAAGACTCCTGTCTTCTATCAGATGGGATCGATTCAGATGTATGATCTTGTCTGCGAAATGTTCGAATATGGCGGCGAGGAACTGAATACTGGAATTGCTGCCATTGATAACATCGAGAGAGATCTCAGCCTTAGCCTCGATCTATACAACATTACCACTTCTGACGGACTCATTCTTATCACTCAAGATGGAACTCCTATTATTCAAAGCGGTTATAGTTTCGAAACACAAGCTGGTGATCCATTCGAAGACAATACCGAGTTCGAAGTCGAAGGCGACAGTATTCTCGACTGGACGCAGATAGATCCTTTTAGTGAAGGTAACGTATAATGTTTGGAAGAACATGGAATCATGATAGCTTAAGAAAGTATATCATCGTATTTGGTACGGTGTTCAATGACATCTATATCAATCGCCTCGATAACAATGAAGAAATAAGACAGACTCTGAAAGTTCCTTTGACTTATGGTCCAAAGGATAAGGTTTTAGCGAGACTTGAGCAAAATCCTCAAATGGATAATCAGGCCGGTGTTGTTTTGCCTCGCATCTCATTCGAGATGACGTCCTTAGAATATGATCCTACTCGTAAGCTGAATACTCTCAACAAGCTGACAAAGCAATCTGCCACTGCAGGCACAGACGACGAAGTCAAGTATCAGTATATGCCTGTTCCATATGACATGCAATTCGAGATGAACATCTTAGTTAAGAACGCAGAAGATGGCACACGCATCGTAGAACAAATCGTGCCCTACTTTACTCCTGACTTTACAGTCAGTGTCAACCTTGTTCCTGAGATAGACAGTGCACGTGATATTCCTATCATTCTGAATAGTATTACTTCTCAAGATCAATACGAAGGCAGCTTCGAACAAAGAAGAGCGTTGATTTGGACACTCAGCTTTACAATGAAGGGCTGGTTATATGGTCCTACGAAGAAATCAAAACTAATTAAACTCGCAGAAACAACGTTCAGACTTCCTGAAGATGTTACGACAGGTAACACTACTAACACTACTAGCACGGTAACTGTGGCTGCTCGCCCAGGATTAACTGCTAACGGACAACCAACAAGTAATGCCGCAGCAAGCATTCCGTACGATGAAATTATAAGTACAGATGACTATGGCTTTATTAATACAATTACTGAGAATATCTAATGAGCAATGAACTTGATAAATTTTTAAACATCGCCTCTGGCGATAACTTACCGACTGTGATCGAAAAGAAGATGAGTACGCAAGTCTCAGCTGACTTTGAGTATGCACGCGAGAACATGATGGAAGTCATCAATAAGGGTCAAGAAGCACTCTTTGATTTGATGGATGTGGCCAAACAAAGCCAGCACCCTCGAGCATATGAAGTCTTGGCAACCATGATGAATACGATGGTGGCAGCAAGCAAGGACTTAGTTGATCTTCAGGCCAAAAAGAAGAAGATCATGGAAGATGATCCTTCTGCTTCTCCTCAGCAAGTCACAAACAATCTTTTCGTAGGTTCGACGGCCGAATTACAGAAATATCTGAAGCAGCACAAAGATGGCGAGTGAAAACTATCTCGGTAATCCGAGGCTCAAGAGAGCAGATACAAAGGTCGAGTATACTCCCGAGCAAGTCGCAGAGTACATTAAGTGCTCTGAGGATCCGATCTACTTTATCTTAACTTATTGTAAGATCGTTAACATCGATAGGGGTCTGATCATGTTTCCGCTCTGGGAATTCCAGAAGGAAATGATCCTCGCCTTCGAAGCCAATCGATTTGTTATCTGTAAGATGCCTCGTCAGGTTGGTAAGACAACCACGGTTGCCGCTTACTTGCTTTGGAAGATCGTATTCAACGAAGAGTATTCTATCGCTATTCTGGCCAACAAAGACAGACAGGCTCGAGAGATTCTTGGCCGTATTCAGTTGATGTTCGAGCATCTTCCGAAGTGGCTTCAAATGGGTGTTACCGAATGGAATAAGGGTAACATTAAGCTCGAGAATGGATCTGAAATCCTTGCTTCGGCTACCTCATCATCTGCTATTCGTGGTACTTCTCAGAACATGGTTTACCTCGACGAGTTTGCCTTCGTTCCGACCAACATTCAAGACGAGTTCTTCGCTTCGGTATATCCTACCATTTCATCTGGTCAAAGTTCGAAGGTTCTCGTGACTTCGACGCCGAACGGTATGAACATGTTTTACCGCATTTGGACAGAGTCTGAAGAGGGTAGAAATGCTTATGCTCGTGTCGATGTTCACTGGTCACAGATTCCTGGCCGCGACGAAGCATGGAAAGAACAGACGATCAGCAATACGTCTGAAGAACAGTTCAGACAAGAATATGAGTGTGAGTTCCTTGGATCTTCGAACACTCTGATCCATCCTACCAAACTTCGTAACATGGTCTATAAGCATCCGATTGCACAAGCAGACGGTGGACTTAAGATCTATGAAGAGCCAGAACCAGATACAATCTATGCTATCGTAGTTGATACATCTCGAGGGGCTGGAGCTGACTATTCTGCCTTCATTGTCGTCAATGTATCTACGATGCCTTATCGACAAGTGGCCACATATCGAAATAACTTGATATCTCCAATGATCTATCCGAACATCATCTATAACGCGGCTATCAAATATAACGATGCGCTTGTTCTTGTCGAAACGAACGATATTGGTCAGCAAGTAGCCGATATCCTACACTACGATCTTGAATATGATGGAGTTCTCGTCACCGCAAATAACGGCAGAACAGGGCAAAGCCTATCAGGTGGCTTTGCTACGACGACTCACTATGGTGTCAAGACTACGAAGCAGGTGAAACGAGTCGGTTGTGCCACACTCAAGACTCTCGTCGAATCTGATAAGTTTTTGATCTATGATTATGACACTATCTATGAGTTGACTCGCTTCTCACTCAAGAACAGTTTGAAAGGCAACCAGTCATATGAAGCAGAAGACGGTAATGATGACATGGCCATGTGCTGTGTTCTCTTTGCTTGGTTGACTACGCAGCCTTATCTCAAAGAAATTACGAATGTTGATATTCGTATGCAAATTTACGAACAGAATGAGAAGATGCTCGAGCAGCAGATGCTTCCATTTGGACTGATGAGTACAGGAGACGATGAACATGACGAAGAAGTTAATGAACCTCTCTTCGAAGGTGGACCGAAAGATGATTTCTGGGTTAGCAAGAAGATGGGATTCTTCGAAGGAAACTTTTGATATGAAGCACGAATATGATTTAAATATTAGAAAAATGATAAAGCCTATGAAGGTTGCATTGCAGCATCCTGGCAAAGCTTTACCTTTTATTGCACAAGTCGTAAGGCATGGCAGTGGTCCTTCTCTGAAGTACACATACAAAAAGATGCTTGAAACCAAAACTGGTGGAGAGCTGGCATATAAAAATGAAGAGATATCTGAATATTTGCCATTCCTTTCAGAGCGACCAGAAGGATCTGTCGGAAGAGAATCGTACAATTATTTTGGACATCATCAAGAGAATGTACAAAAAGTAAGTCGAAGAAAAAAGACTAATGATGAGTGGATCGAGGCTAAGCATCCATATAGCTGGATGGCGAGAAGATATCGTGATACTCATGACATATGGCACATTCTATCAGGTTATCCTACGAGTACAGAAGGTGAGATGTGCATGGTCATGTTTTCTTATGCACAGACTCGATCACTCGCTTGGTTAGTAATCAGTCTAAGTGCCATGTTCGCAATTATAAATCATTTGAAGAAGCCTTCAGAATATTTTACCGTGATTCGAATGGCATACGAAGCATATCGAAATGGTAAAAAAGCCAAGTTTTTGTTGGCCGAAGATTATGATAAACTACTATCTGAAAATTTAGATTCTGCTAGGGAAAGACTAAACATCCGCTTACCGAAAGCCTTTGTTAACAGATCTCCTAATTTTTTGAAGTTATAAATAAAGCAAATGCAACTTATATGACTAACCTTTAAAGGGAGATAACAATGGCGTTTCAAGTCAGCCCGGGAATTAACGTTTCTGAAATTGATCTTACAACATCTGTTCCGGCACTTGCGACTACGGTCGGTGGTTTCGGCGGAGTATTTCGTTGGGGACCAGTAGGAAAGTTTGTTCTTGTAGATTCAGAAAATACACTCACAAATCGTTTTGGTAAACCGACTTCGGATAACTACGAAACGTTCTTCACAGCAGCCAACTTCCTTTCATACGGAAACGCACTGTATGTGTCGCGTGCAGGAACTACAACAGGTTTTGCTAACAGCGCAAGCCTTACTCTTGACGCAGACACAACGATTGCTTCCAACGGTAATGCTCTTGGTCTTACTGCGGGTGTTCTCGTACAAGGTGACGGCATTGCTGATAACACCTTTGTAACAGCAGTAACTAACAGCTCGATCACTATCTCGAAAGCAGCTACTACAAGCGGTTCATCGCTGGTTTCATTCATTGCAAACAATCGCGTTCTATCTGCTTATGCTGGTAATACAGCCACAGTAGTGACATCAAGCGTAGTAGTAAAGAATTCAGAAGATTTCGAAACCCTAAATGCAAACGCTAGCAACTTCACAGGAACCGAGTTCATCGCTCGTTATCCTGGTGCACTCGGCAACTCGCTGAAGGTTTCGATGTGCGACAGCGCAGCTCAGTATGCTGAGACAGTTACATTTGAAACTAACACCACTTACGGTTCAACAACAGCAAACACATACGCTCTTGCAGATCTTACAAGCGCTACGATGTCGATCGCTGTGGGTAGCAACACTGCTAACGTTGTCTTCGTATGGTCTGGCGATGACTTCGCTGATCGTGTAGCTGCTTCCGCCGGTGCTCGAGTAGTTGGATCAAACGGTGTATCAACTAACTTCATCTCGCTTGCAACCGCAAATACGCTGTTCACAAATGGTGATGCAGTATGGTATGCAAGAGGCGCAGCAAATAGTGTAAACAGTATTCAGGGTCTATCTGAAGGCACAACTTACTACGTTATTGCAGCTAATACTACCGGTCTTTCACTGTCACTCACTTCTGGCGGTTCAGCGGTTGCTATCTCGAACGGCGCTGCCAACGCAGACGTATACTTCACTAAGCAAACTGCAACAGACCTTGGTCTTACGCTTGCACAAGCACGTCTTGCGGTTACAGCAGTTCGCGATAAGATTTCGGTGGGCGACTACGTAGAAGTTGGTAATACTGACGTTGGTAAGCAGAACATGAAGGTTACTTCGAAGGGTAATCAGGCCGACGACGGTACGAACATCTTCTTCAATATCAGTTTCGATACCACTTGGAACAAGTCGACTAACTTCAGCGGTACTTCGCTGAAGCGTCAATGGGAATACTTCAACGTTGTAGAATCTGCTCCAGGTGTATCTTCATCGATGACAAATGCGGGTCGCACTGTTACTGACGAAGTTTCAGTTGTTGTAGTTGACGAAGACGGTCTGATCAGCGGAACACCTGGTCAAGTTCTTGAAATCTACCAAAACCTTTCACGTGCAACAGATGCCAAGAAAGATGACGGTACGACCAACTACTATAAGACTGCTATCAATGACTTCTCACGTTGGGTTTGGGCAACAAAGGATAGAGCAGGAGCTGCTTCAGCTATTCTTGCAGATCTTGCTGAATCGACCAACACAACGACATATACAAAGTCGTTTGTTCGCGGTGTAGACGGCGCGACAGAAGGCACCGCATCGATGGCCGCTCTTGGTGCTGCATATGATCTCTTTGCAGATGCAAGCACAGTAGATATTTCTCTGCTTCTTCAAGGTAAGGCAACTGGTACTAACGACGTTCAGCTAGCTAACTATCTGATCGACAATATTGCAGAAGTTCGTAAAGACTGCGTAGTGTTCGTTTCTCCAGCATACTCTGATGTTGTAGGAGTGAATACAGAAAATGCTCAAGCACAGAATGTCGTAGATTTCAGACGTCTTCTACGTAACACTTCATACGCTTTCATGGATTCTGGTTACAAGTATCAGTACGACAAGTATGCAGACGTATATCGCTACGTTCCACTGAACGGTGACATTGCTGGTCTTACAGCTCGCAGTGATAGCCTCAGAGATCCTTGGTTCTCTCCAGCTGGATTCACTCGCGGTCAAATCAGAAATCTTGTTAAACTGGCATTCAGCCCTGGCAAAAATGACAGAGATCTTCTATACAAGAACGACGTCAACCCAGTGGTAACATTCCCAGGTCAAGGCACAGTGCTCTACGGAGATAAGACTCTCCTAGGCCGTGCAAGTGCATTCGATCGTATTAACGTACGTCGTCTGTTCATCGTTCTTGAAAAAGCAATCGCTACAGCTTCAAACTCTACTCTGTTTGAATTCAACGACGATTTCACAAGATCACAGTTTGTTAATCTGGTTGAGCCATATCTTCGCGACGTTCAAGGTCGTCGTGGAATCTTTGACTTCCGCGTGGTTTGTGACGAGACGAATAACACTGCTGAAGTAATCGACAGCAATCGCTTTGTTGGAGACATCTACATCAAGCCTGCTAAGTCGATCAACTTCATCCAGCTAAACTTCGTCGCCGTAAGATCTGGTGTCGAGTTCAACGAAATCGCTGGCCAGTTCTAATAAATAAGATAAACCTAGGAGGAAAGTAAATGGCTTTTAATATCAATGAAA